TGTTCTTGTATTGCTAATTTTATAGGGTTTATTTCGTCTTTAGTAGTGTCTTTTTCAATCCATTGGACTAAATCAGATTCAACAATTTCAGCTAAAGGTTTGTTTACTACCCCTTCGCTAAACTCATGACGGCCTTCTGAAGCAACAGTTACTTGGTCACTTGTTCCAGTAAGCAAATAACGAACTGAAACCAATTTATCGCCGTTGGCAAATAATTCTAAAAAATTCCAAGAATAATCAATCATTTTTTAAGCCCAAATCAGCGGTGGCGCAGTTGGAAACACGGATGGCGTTGTTGGTGGATTATTAGCAATAGCCCTAACTTCTGCTCTATACGTGGCCCAATCTGCTTTATTTGTTAAATTTACATCAGGTAATTGCGTAAAATCTGATTCTGTTAGCAACAATTGTGCAGTTTCTAAATTTGCTTTTTGTATTTCTTCAGGCGTTGGAGTAGGCGGTTCCGGTCTATCATTAGTATTGTTCCATGCAATAACTGCATTATTAGCCCAATCCGGCAAAACAGTAATATTTTCATTTACCGTGCCATCGTTAAATTCAATCCAGCCAGTATTGGTATCAAACCATTGAAGGGCATGAACGTTAGATGGTGTTCCTTCCCAAATCAATGGAAAATAACTAATTCCATTTTTATAAACAGATTTATCGGGAACAATTATTGTTAATCGCATATTAGCCTTCCAAAATCATAGTTTGTGTTTGTGGTGCTACTCCAGCCGCCGCTAATAAAACACGTTGGCTAACTTCATTATTTTTAACCATTTCATTTCTAAATGATTCAACTGCGGCACCCGTATGTCTTTGTTGATTGCTATTTTCAATAGTTAAAATTGGCATCCAAGCTATTGCACATCCCCAATCTTCAATTTCTTTGCCAGTATTGTTATCTGTTCCAGCGATTTTTAAAAACCAAGCACATTCTAATTGTCTGCATGGCTTAAATCCATCTAATGGGCAATTTGTTTGGGATTTGATTTCCACTTTATTCAGCACTCCATTTATTTATTGGACAAGATTGCACTTGAAAAGAAACTTTAATTTGTAAAACACATCCACATTTTGTGCAAAATCCTAATTTAGAAAATTCACAGTCATTACAAATTTTTAATCTATTTTCACGAGTTTCAGGACTGCTCATCATAATTAGTTTTTAGAAGCAATAATATTATCAACATATTGAACGGCTAAATTAATAGCAGTTCCACTAAATGAACTTGATGCGGTACCACTACTAAATGTAAATGATCCAGTTGGCGCAGTAAAGCTATGGGTATGAGAACCGCCACCACCAGTAGCGTTTGAAACTAATGCAGTTCCAGCACTGCAAGCCGCATTAGAAACAATTGTTGCGCCGCCGCATCCAAGGCTTACGTTAATAGAAGGGCTTGAATGGGTATGGCTTGGAATATCAGCAGTAGCAAGGGTATAAGAACCAACAGAACCGCCTGAAATACCAACAGAACCGCTTACTGCACTAATAGAAGTGCTTACTGTACCGGATGGGGTTTGGCTTGCAAAAGCAGTTGTAAATGCTACTGTACCGCCAGTACCACCACCAGTACCGCTAACTACACGGAAAGCATAGTTATTCCAAGTAGTTACTTGTGTCCATCCAGTAGGTGCGGCGGCTTGAATAAAGTTAGTTACAGTACCGGCTGGAATTGGTGATGTACCGCCAGCGGCCCAAACAATATTTGTACCGTTCCAGGTTAAAACATATCCGTTAGTACCTGGTGCGGAAACAAAAGAAGTTGCGCCTGATCCAGTTTGATAAGGAACCTGGTTTGCGGCACCACCAGCTAAATTGGTTGCAGTTGTTGCAGAAGTTGCCGTTGATGCGTTTCCTGACAATGCGCCGCTAAATGTTGTAGTGGTTAAAGTGCCAGTAGATGGAACAAAAGTTAACTTTGTAGAAGAAGTTTTTTGCGGCAAATTGCCGGTAGTTGTTGTTACCCATGTTGGATATACCGCAGTTGCCGTTGTTGTATCGTCAGTAATTGCAATATTTGTAGCATTTGTAGCAGTTGCCGCAGTACCACCAATAGATAAATTAGCTACCGCAGTTGTGCTTGAAACAGTAAATGGTGCAGTTCCAGTAGCAACAGTTGAAGTTATTACACCGGTTGCTGAAACAGTTGTAAATGCGCCTGTTGTGGCAGTTGTAGCACCAACAGTACCATTAATGTTAATAGAAGCAGTACCGGTTAAGTTTGTAACTACACCGCTTGCTGGCGTACCCAATGCTGGTGTAACTAAAGTTGGGCTAGTTGATAAAACAATACTTCCCGAACCAGTTACGTTTTGGCCTAAAGCAGTTGCAACGCCAGTACCAAAAGCAGTTATTCCTGTGCCGCCATTAGCTACGTTTAATGTACCAGCCAATGTAACTGCGCCAGTTGTAGCGGTTGATGGTGTAAGTCCAGTTGTACCAGCACTAAATGATGAAACGTTAGCGGCTGGTGTTGACCAAATTGGGGCGGCCGATGAACCTTGACTTGTTAATACTTGACCGGAAGTTCCAAATCCGCTTGTACCGCTATTTGCCGGTGTTGTGCCCAAATTTGTATTTAAACCTATTGCACCTGAAGCATTAATAACGTGGGCAGATTGACCAACAGAACCCCAGGCAAAATAAGTTTTAAAACCATTGCCTGAACCAAAGCTTAAATCACCATCATGACCTGAAAAATAAATGCCATTATTGATACTAAAGAAATCAGCCGGTGTAGATGCGCTAAACGCCGATGAATTCATACCAAATTCACCGTAATAAGTGCTATCTGTACCTAAATCATTAGAAATTACATAATTTGTAGAAGCACCGGCAGTACCGGATTTATTTTGCATCAAAAACTGTAAATAACTATTTGCTATTGTTGCACCAGCGGCATATGCTGAATTGCTTGCATTAAAGCTTAAAACTGGCGTTGTATTGGTAGTAGAACTGGTAGATATAGTAGTAAATGCACCAGTATTAGGGGTAGTAGCACCTACTGAACCGTTGATATTGATACTTGCAGTACCAGTTAAATTGGTTACTACGCCACTTGCTGGAGTTCCAAGGGCTGGGGCAATAAGTGTTGGACCATTGGCAAATACTAATGCGCCAGTACCGGTTTCATCTGTAACTGCGGCCGCTAAATTGGCAGAAGTTGGGGTTGCTAACCATGTAGCTACACCAGTTCCAAGACCAGTAATTGATCCTACGGCTGGTGTAATTGTTGAATTTGATGCAGAAGTAACTTGACCTTGTGCATTTATTGCTAAAACGGCAGAAGTTGTAGCAGAACCATAAGTTGCCGCAGAAACGCCTGTATTAGTAATGCTAAATGTAAATCCAGTTAAAGTTAAACCAGTTCCAGCGGTATAAATAGCATTGTTTGAAAACTGGATAAAGGTAATTGGCGTTACACCTAATGTACCGCCAGGTTGATTGGTACATACCCAAGCAGAACCGGCCCACAATGTTCCTTGTAAAACAAACAAATAAGCGGCTAAATATTCAGCATATGTATCTGCATCAGGGGCACGTGACCATGCGCCAGCGGATGCAAGATAAATACCGTTTGTAGGGGTGCTTGTTTGTGCAATTACTAACACACGATCACCAGCGGCAACAGTTACGCCATCAATAGTTTGCAATCCTGACAAAGTAATATTGCCAATTGTTCTAACAATGGCTGGTTGTTTAAAGCTTAATCCTTGGGCTACTGCATCAACATAGCCTTTATTTGCTAAATCTAATGTTCCGGTAGGAGTAGTTGAAACTGTGCCGGTAGTAGTTGAAATATTAGTAAAAACACCCGTTGAAGGGCTTGTTGAACCAATAGGTGAACTATTTAACGTACTATTTGTAATGGTTAACCCTGATTGAACTGGATTAGCAGTTGCATAAAACGGTACACCTTGACCAATAAATGTATTAAAAGACCCATCTAAATTAAAGTAGGCTTGAACTGGTAATAAATTCTGTACCGCAGAATTAGATGGGTTGGTCATTTGTAACCCTTAATTAATAAGCCATTGCCATAAACAAGATTACATCACCGGCCGTCATATTTGCGGCTAAACCAGTAGTAATGCTAAAACTTGTTACGGTAAAAGAAGTTGTTGTACTTCCTGTTTGTTGCAAAAATAATGTTGTGCCAGCAGTTACGTCAAAAGCTTGAACTACCCATCCATTAGCCGCCGCTGGTAAAGTAATTGTTCCACCAGCCGCACCGCCTGTACCAATTACTACTTTAAATGCCGCAGTATTTACACCAGTAATAGTTGGTGAAGTACCGAATCCTGAAGCAATAGTAGGCGCAGTTGATGACATTACTAAATTTCCACCTAAAGATAAAGTAAAAGGATTTTCTGTATTGCCGCTTAATGGCGGGGAAAATACTGCACCTTGGCCAATCAAGCCGGTACATACTCCAGCCGCATTAAATGAAGCTTGTACGGGAACAATTTGTGCAGTTAAAGTATTTGCAACTTGATTGGTTGATGACATTTTAAATCCTTACGATTGATCGCCAACTGGCGTTATATATAAGCTACCTGACGTTCCAATTGCGGTAACAGAAAATGTTTGCGGCACCGCAATAACCATTGGCATTTGCATAGAAACACCTAAAACTATTGTGTTATTTGTGCTTCCGGAAGGTAAAGCCGATACTCCAGCAGTACCTACACCGTTTACTACCGGGGCAATAGTAATCGCCACCGGTGTAGAAGCAGTATTTAAAAACGCACAATAGTCCATTTGGTTGTTGCCTGAAGCACTAATAGTGACCGCAGTAGATGAAGTTCCCGAAACTGTTACGGCAGTTGTAGGGCCAATAGGACGTAATACGTTAGTAATGGCCATGATTACACCGCCGTAACTGGGGCTGGGCCTTCAAGACGAATAACTTCAATTGTGTAAACGCCAGTAGAAGGAATTACGCCTGAACCAGTTAAATTACCAAATTGAATAGTCAATACGTTATTAGCTAAACAATCAGCTTCAGCAGTAACAATACCGGCAATTTGTGAACCTTGTAAACCAATAACATTAACAATATCAGTTGTTAGCAAGCCAGGAACGGTAAAGGTTTGTGTAGCGGTTGTGTTAGCGGCAACTGAAACTGGGGCTAATGTAGGCTGGATATAAAACGTTTCGTGGGAATTGCCACGTGTAACGGTAGTAGATGACATGATAATTTCCTTAAATGAGGATGATTAATTATAAGCTTAAAAAGGAAAAAAACCACCCTTCATGGGGGTGGCTTTCTTCACTATTTCCTATTCCCTATTAAGGTAGGAATGTTAGATCGTAACCATAAACGAAAACGTCCATAGTGGCGGCCGCACCTTGTGCAGTACCAACGTTTACGTAAAGGTTTGGACCGCTTAATGATGCAGTAGAAGCAACAGTACGTTGGCTTACTACAGTTGCACCGGTCAATGCTGATAATGCGGCATTAGCAACAATGCCTGTACCACCAGCGGATGGTGCAGTAAATACACCAGCTAATGCAGTAGTCAAGCTTGTTGATGCGTTAGTGAAAATAACGTTAGAAACTGAATAAGAACCGGTATCCAAAATTGGAAGAACGGTATCGCCAGTTGCGTTTACGTTAACACCCTGGTAAGAAGCCAACAAACGAATAGCTTGGTTGGTTCCTAATTGGATGGGATGGTTTGAAATCGTTACTGCTGGGCCTGGATTTGCCATGATTATTTCCTTAAATTTAGTTTAAAAAGTAGGGGTTTTACCCCCTACGATTAATTACGATGCAATACGGCAAGCAAGTTCAGGGTACAAAGGTGCCCAGCCATACAGAACATCTAAACGAGTAGGAATACTATCGTTGTTGATGGTGTATTGACGAACTACACGAATTGACAAACCAATTTCTTTATCGCTTGCACGGCCAGCAAAATGAACACCTTCAGGCAATTCCAAATCGGCACAAGCCAATGTGAACGCATTTTTGTGCATCAAAATGTTTTGTGCAGAAACAAAACCGGTATTGTTAAATGGTGTAACAGTTTGTGAACCAGTTGAAGTAACGCTAACGTTTTGGAACTGACCACCAGTAATAACTGCTGGGATAACAGTAACAGTAGCAGTACCACCGGAACCAATAGCAGTTGTGGAAGCAACTACGAATGAACGTAGTTTATTGCCATAAGTCTGACGGTTTTGTGGGTTAACTGCATAAACGCCAGCGATTGTGAATGTATCGCCTTGGTTCAATGTAGCGGCCGCAGAAGTAGCACCAATAGTAATGTTGCTTGAATAAGCCCAACCACTTGATAGGAAGCCAGTTGCAGTTGTTACGTTGCATGACAATGTTGCTGAAGCATAAGAACCGAACGTTTGTGAAACAACGTTCTGATCCATGCGCCAGTTCATACCACCGGAATCACGGCCCATCAAGCCTTTTGTATATTGGCTAGAAATCTGTGATGTTGGAACAAACAAACCTTTCAAGCTATCAACAATAGTTGCAGATGTGAATGGCTCAACGATTACAGAACGGCGGCCATCACGTGGTGCGCCTTCAGAATCCAAATAAGCGGCGGCAGTCAGGTAAGTGATCAAACCAGTTGGTGCAGTACCAGCAGTACCAACGATGTTTGCAGTATTGTTTTTAGCCATCAACAAACCATCACGGTCCATTTTGTTGGCAATAGTAGCAATAGCTGGTTTCAATACACGGTCACTAAACATATCAAGGCTTAATGCCAAATCTTGTGTTGTGAATTGAGTTGAAACTTGGAACTGTGTTGACAATGTAACTGGTACAGAAGTTTCGTTCAAATCTTCAACTACCAATTGTGGTCCTACGGCACCTACGAAACGTCCAGGACGGCGAACGTTAACGGTTTGACCAATCTTTGCGCCAACTACTGCAAACTGGTCATCATAGTTACGGTCAACTTCACCAGTAAAAGTAAGTTCGTTTTCTAGGACCATCAACGCTTCGTTGGTGATCTTGCTAATAGTCAATAAATTATTTGACATGATATTTCCTTAAAAATTAAATTAGGTTTAACCTTATCTAATCTTTCCAGCAAGCCGGCCAGCTTTCCATTGTTGAAATGATAGTTTTTCACCATCTATTGCAACATCAGCTACGCCACCGGTTGATCTTAATGGTCGGATCGGTTCAGGTGCATTTGACTTCGCCGCAACAGATTTTCTTTCCGCTTTCGCTGGTGCTTCAGTCTTTTCAAACTGCGCTTCCAGCTTCCCAATAAGTTTTAAAGCACTAGAAGTAGTCATAGTGGATAGCTTTTCAGCCATTTCGTCATCACTTGCTAGTTCATATAGGATTCTTGGCCCTACATCACTTTCAAGGATCGCATCACGTACTGTGTCGTTTACCGTCACGGTGCTTGATGCCACCATATCTTCGTAATCAGGTAATTCAGCTTTAGTCGCTTCAAGCTTTTGTTGCCAGGTTGAAATAACCTTTTCACGTTTAGCTTCAACTTCCTTTTGCTTTACTTCCTGTTCACGTCTTACTAATGCTTGTTCCGCTGACCAATCTGCTAATGCTTCTGCATATTCAAAAGCATCTTTAAAATTGTCCGGCGTTGGCTTTTGATTGCTTTCAGGTGCCTGGGTAGGTGCCTTAACGCTTTCTAATGCCGCTAAACGGGCTTCTAAACCTTCCCTTTTGGTACGTTCTTCAGCCGCTTGCGCTTCTGCTTCTTTACGTGCCTTGGTTAGTTCAGAAAACCGCTTTTCTAACTTTGGGTTTTGCTTCTTTTCTTCTGTTCCGGTCGCTTCATCATCAGCTAATTTTGGTTCATTCTTTCCATCTTGGGCCGCTGGCTCTGAAGGATTTTCATCAACTTCAGCCGCAGTTGGGCTAGATTCGGAAGCTAAACCTAATTTATCAGCATTAAAATCCGCTAAATTTTCACTTGTTACTACTGAACCAGCCGTTTTAGGTTGTTCAGCTACTTCTGTTACTTGTGCATCTGACATGGTTATTATCCAAGAATTAACCCTATGAAAACACCATAGGTAGTGTTGTTAAGTAATCTTAATACTATATCTAGTGTTTTGCAACATTACTGCATAGGTTGTCCAGGTTGTTGTTGTGGTTGTCCTTGCGGTTGTGCTGGCTGGGGCAACATTTGTTGCATATTATCTTCAATGCTTCGTGCCGCTTCTGCCGTGTAACCCATTTGTTCACGGTTTCTAGCTTCAATTTCACGTTCTAATCTGCCGGTGTCCATGTGACTTAATATCAATTTCATCAATGAATCAATTTCAGTTTTGTTTTGGCTAGTAACTGACCTGGTATTTTGATCATGCAGTTTAACTTCTGCGGCCAATACTGCACGGCGATCTTCACCAACTTGACGTACTGATTCAACGTCTTGACGGTTTTTAATCATCATTGCCATTTGCTGAATTTGTTGTTGCATAGCTTGCATTTGTTGCTGACTATTGGCTAATTGCATTTGAACTTGTGGTGGAATATCGGATTTTTCGTCAATTTGGGCTAATGGATTGACTGAAGCAAGGCGGTCGGCAATAATTTCTGCCCCTGGGAAATCCATATTTCGGAAGATTAAATCACCGGCTTGGTCCATCAATTTAGGATCAGCGGCCAATAATGTCATCATAGAATCAACTGCTTCAGCACGTTTAGTGCTATATCCAGGACCAGTTTCCATAACTACGTCATATTCACCAACGGTTACGTCATTTAGAATCATTTCAATCCCGTTTTCGTCTTGCTGGCCCGTTTTTTGATTAATTGTGGTCAATTCAGGTTTGCCATCATCACCAATAATCCGCATTACACGTTCAGAACTGTAAATTTTAGGGATCAAATCAAGAATAATGCGTCCAGTATGGGCAATTGAACGGGTCAAATTGTCGTAATAATGGAAGTTGGTCATATCAATCTGACCTTGTTGGCCTTGCAATGCTTTACCGCTAATGTTGCCTTGTGGCAATTGATTAGGGTCAAAAATACCTACAACTGATTGCAAATCTTGGGTAATTGATTGTGCCGCCGCCATGATGCCGGTCGGTGGTTGTTCAGGAACCTGGCGTTGCGGCATTTGTGCTGGCTGGCCATTAATATCAGTTTGCTTATAACGCAAATAAGCATAGGACGTATTATTGGCATTAGCCCATTCTGCTTCGTGACCTTCATCTTGGCCTTCTGCCATGATCCATTTAGCCCTTGGTGCCAGGGCAACGGATTCAGTCATGGATGTTTGCCAAAAGTTATACATACGTTGTGGGTCTTTAGCCATACGAACCAGGCCAAATTTCTTACGCTTGTTATCCACTACGCATTGCTGGCCATAAGTTGGTACAACTGGGATGTATTTGCCGGCCCAGGTGCCTTCTTCTAGCACTTGCATAGCAGTAACTTTGCACCACTTGATGGATTTTCTAAATGTTTTACGGCGGCTTACTACATATACACCAGCAGAATCCATTACTTCAACAGAAGGAATTTCATCTTCATATGCGCTTGTGCCATCGGATAAAAGAACTAAATGCGTACTTTCAATACGGGTATAAAAGTATTCAGCAATACGAATATCGTTTTTTGTTACCCATTCTGTATTGCTATCACCGGTGCCACGTGCAGAAAAGCTACCGCCATCATCAGCATCCGGGTACATTTTTCTAAAGTTTTCTTTAGCCATGACCACGGTAATAAGGCATTTTTCAGCATCAGAACCATCGGGTGCTACTGAATTAGGGTCAAAG